ACAGATTATGGATATGATATTAGAGACAATTATATCTTGATGAACACTATAGTGGCACCTTCCTGTATTACATTAATAGCAGGACTAGCAGGTTCATTGATAGCAGGGACTCCTTATGGTTCTATTTATAATATCAGTCCAGGTGTGAAGAAGAGAAATGTACGTAGGGTGATGCAGGCTTTAAACTACAATGACCTTTGGGCACTAGGTGTACTATCCAGGTTTCAAGGTTACAATGTAAACTACCAGCACCCAACGCGGAATGGTAGACATACAATATACGCAGCTAATGACGTTAGTGTTGCTATGCCTCCAGTTACACCGAAAGATCTGGAAGAACCTAAGTCATATACGCTAGAAAGTATAGTTGCGCGAGATTATACTTTCGGGACAAGTACGGAATTTTGTCTACGTACCAAGACGACAGTGTATTGGTCACGAGACATTCCGTCTGCACAACTTGAACCTAATTGGAATGCACCTAGTGGAGGACATGTGTTAGCATTACAGTCAGGGATAACTGAAATCAGAGTAGCAACAGACGCGGGGCAACAGTATACCGTAGCTTTAGCTGCTGTGTATGATTTTGAGACGGCGGATTTTCGCGTGGAACACCTGCATGCAGGCGTACCGTTGCCCACAACCCAAGGAGTATTACCGTTAATCGAATCACAAGAAGACAAACCACCGGATCCTCCAGAGGAGCGACATGTGGAGGCGGAGGCGGGACCTCAAGTCTAAAACCGTTAAATAATAAACGTATGGCTGTGCCTATGTACTGTCTATCAAACGGAGATATTTTGAATGAAACTAGTTTCAGTGAAGCTAATTTTTTACTATATGATATATTAAATGGAGTTAACCTTAATGGTATTGTACACATACACATCCGAGGCAGGGCCGTTCCAGTTCTCGCATATTATTTGCCAGACCATGACTTCACTGTACTTTATATACATAATTCTCTACCTTTAAAGCATATGCCTAAGAGTGTGTTGCTTCGGTTATCTCGACTGCAGTATGGCCCAGATCTTTTTCCTTACGGTCTTATCGACGATGTCGATGTATTAAGGCACGCTTTCTTTATTACTCGGAGCAGTATTAAACAGTATAAAGGTTCTCTGGAGAACTATCCTATAATACACTCCTGGATGACTGGCACTAGTGAGCCTCCTATCACTAAAATCTCTTCTTTACATCTACGACACTTAACCATCAAAGAGCTCAGAAAACTTGGGATCAGCTGGTTTGATCATAGAGCTAGGTTTATGTACCCATGTTTAGAGCATTTGGCCTCACTGGGAATGCATGAATCAATGTTTATAGGGTTTATAATTTGGGCAAAGTCACTTCCTGACATTGCCTGGCAATACATATCTTGCTCCGGTATTTGGCAGTGGAAGTTTGATAGTCTTGACGACTTTATTAAGAAAATTAAAAGCAAATTTACATTGCGACTCAAAGCTTTGCAGAATTTGGTCCCGTTAGATCTTAAGCCTTTTTTTGAAATGGAAGTCCTAGCAAATCGAGGTTTAGGTAGTGTTGATTGGCATAGTGAAAAAGAAAACCGAACACGACCCAACTTAGCTACTTTTGATGCCGAAGCCATTTTCCAAGAAGCCGGTAGTCTGTTTACGCGGATTAAGAATTTAGGTGGACAAGTGGATAATCTTAAATGGTCATCATATATCAACAAGCGATGGCAATGGGCACCGACTGGCGCTTATCACTCTCAATACGAAGAGGACCTTAAATATGTGGCCAAAGACAGTTTAAATAGACATAAGTTTTTTAGTCTCAACGCAATGCCTAAACCAAAGTTAGATGATTTACTATCACGGCCTCCAGAAATAAGAGCTTGGCCTTCTGTTAAGTGCGAATGGACCAAGATGCGGGCCATCTATGGTGTAGATGCGACAAACTTCATACTCACTGGGTTTGTATTTGGTGACTGTGAGCGCGTACTGTCACAGCTATTTCCTATAGGGCCCGGTGCTGAAGAAAATAACGTTAAAAATACTGTACGTGAGATAATGCGTAATGGAGTACCCTACTGCTTTGATTTCGAAGATTTTAATTCTCAACACTCAGTGGCGAGTATGCGAGAAGTATTGAAAGCCTATTTTTCAGTTTTTGGTAAGAGAATGTCTGTCGAGCAGCGGAAGGTGTTTCCATGGATACTACACTCGTTAGATTCATGCTTTATTAAAGAACAGGGACAAGATAGTTTCTACAAAACGACTGGCACGTTACTATCAGGCTGGAGACTGACAACCTTCATGAACACGGTACTTAACTATATATATATAAGGTTGCTGACTAAAGGCAGGGACTTAGTGGCAACTCATAATGGTGATGATGTTTTAGCGGCTGTTGACAGTCTACAACAAGTGCAAGCTCTGGTAGCAGGTGCAGAATTACACAACGTTAGATTTCAAATGTCTAAATGCTTTTTAGGTTCTATTGCAGAATTTTTACGAGTCGATCATTATGACGGTAGTGGTGGACAGTATTTAAGCAGAGCCATAGCTACTTTGGTGCACGGGCCGACAGAAATGGCAGTGCCTAACAAAGTGTTGCCATTGCAACAGGCGATTGTGACGCGTATAGCCGAGGCACAACAACGGGGTATGCTGAACGACGTAGCTGCAGACATTAAAAAGGTACAGTATGAGTATCTATGTTATAAATGGAAC